TACGGAATACGTAGATGCGAACCTTTGTGGAACACATTACATGTGCTTGTGTTATATTGATAGGAATAACTACACGTGGATGAACACGCGCGGTCTTCTTTTCGCATAATATCTGATGTTAGATTGACTGGCGCATCACGAGACATATGTAAATGGTTTATCAACTATTTATTTACTTACGTTGTGTATTTCTATATATAATATTATATATAAATTATGTATAGATGAAATTATCACGTAATAAGATACGAAAAATACGTAAGCAACAACATCAGAGTGTTCGAAAATGGAAAAAAGCACATAAGGCGTCAGCTTCATTTAGACAAAGTCGTCGTCATCGTCGTAGCAGCAGGAGTGGCAGTGGCGGTGGCGGTTATGTAGATCGACCAAAACTTATGAATCGAACGTTGAAAAAGTATATTTCTGATTATGAATTACGTGAATTAAAGGAGAAAATGCGTAGGGAAAAACGAAAGAGGCGACAAAAGCGGCAGCAGGAGCAGCAGGTTGGTGGTGAAAAGGTCGGTGTTACGTTTCCGCCGGAATTATTACAAGCAGCAGCTGCGACAGCGGCGTCTGAAATCGTGTTGAAACAACACCAACAACAATCGAAACAAATGCCCTTAGATAATTCGAGTATAGTAAATAAAGTGAAACCTGATAGCCAAACCTCGCCCATCACCTCTGAAACGAATTCAAATGTCGTTCTTCCTACAGAATCCGCATCAGAATCCGCACCCGCATCCGCATCTGGGTCAAGTGCTACTGAGGGTGATGCTCCCGCCCCCGATGCCAAAACATCGGATGGCACGAAAAAACCACCGTTTCAGTTAGGCCCCGAAATCGAAGGAGATATAAGCATCGGCATGGAAGAACATGAATGTAACGATGAAAAACAAGTATCGAAACTGGTAAGCTTTTTAATTGAAAAGGGATTGCCGTATTATATTCAAATTCAACTTAAATCCGGCGATAAACCTTTACAAAAAAATGATGCGAGTATATTCGACTTACGCCGTATATTGTATGGTAAATTCGCAGAGAACATCAAAAATATAAATGAAAACAAACGAGGACTGTATTTGGAAGCAAAAAATACGGTTGGTGTTGCGAATAGCGAATTATATGGCAATAGCGAACCCGGAATCTTCATTTATACCGGTGAAAAAGGCCAGATATTGAAAGATTCAAAAGATAATTCGATTCAAGTGCGACTATTACAATCCGACCCAGAAGCCGCCGCGATACCGTCACTAACAGATTCCAAACGTTTGTATAAACTCAAAGGAACGGGACCTGATAGTAAGCCGGCTTCTATTGATACGATGAAATTATTGACAACGCTTGATAAAGCCAACAAAATCGACATGTCGGAGTTCAGGCTACAAATCGCCCCGATGACGCCGGCAGAGTTGAAGAAAGACGCACAAAATGTGGCTGCTGCTGCCAAAGGCGAAGACCCACAAGCAAAGAAAGTCGTTGATGAATCAAATACATATATCGTGAATCTTAGCTTAGGATGTAAGGTTGTTTCGATTAAAACCCTTAAAAAATCTCTCGATAAGGCACGTCTAAGTCTTGAAGATGAGAAGGACCAGAGCAAACAATCGGCGTTGGATGTGATTCTCATGCTGACTTCTTTATTACAAAACCCTGAGTTTGCAAAGTCGGACGGATATGATGATTTTAAAGAAAGCGTCTTTGGTTTCTCGTATAAAATCGGGGGTTCCGAGAGATTATATGGATTTACGCAATTGCAGACATTCTTCGATGATAAAAAAGATGTGCTTCCACCGCGTCTCATAAAGGAATTCTTTAAATTGTTGAATGTATTAGGTCATGGACCAGCCGGAGCCAACGGGGATTGCTTGCGTTTTGATGGTGTAATGCCGTCAATTAAAGTGCTTGAAAAAACGAACACGTTAGAAAAAGACGGCAAAATAGTAACAATCACGACAGAAACCTTGGAGAACACGTCGAATATGAATGGTTTTATGAAGCAATTCTCGAAAATTGGAGAGTCGGCTGTCGAAGGCGAAGGCAAAGGCAAAGGCGAAGGCAAAGGCGAAGGCAAAGGCGAAGGCAAGGGCGAGGGCGAGGGAAAAGGCAAAGGCGAGGGCGAAGGCGAGGGCGAGGGCGAGGGCAAAGGCGAGGGCGAAGGCGAGGGCGAGGGCAAAGGCGAAGGCAAAGGCGAAGGCAAAGGCGAAGAAGGTTCCTCGACCAAAGCAGGCGAAGGTGCCAGCGAAGGCGCCGGTGAAGGCGCGAAAAATTCTGACGAATCAAATGCCGCGACTGCTGCCGCCACTACTGCCGCGACTGCTGCCGCGACTGCTGCCGCGACTGCTGCCGCGACTGCTGCCGCGACTGCTGCCGCGACTGCTGCCGCTGCGAATTCCAATCTACAACCTTTGACGAAAGACCAAATCAAAGAGGTTGATGCGATTGATTCACTAGGTAATCCATATCACGCATATGTAATACGAAAATTTATATTCGATGACAAGCCCAACGACTTAAAGAATATAAATCTAGTTCATTTTATGGGCTGGGGAACCGGAAGCGATGAATATATACCGCAACCAGAATCAGCAAAGCGAATATTCAATAGAGGAGAAAATAAACAAATACAACCAAAGACTGGTTCATACACGTCCCTCGATGATACACCCGACAAGGTTATGAAGTTATACGAGAAGGAAGACATGGCGAAACTTGAAGAAAAGGCAAGGAAAAAAGCGGAAGAATACAAAGAACATGAAAAGGAACTAGAATACAGCAGAAATCTAACTACTTAAGTCGCAGCGACAACAGCAGCCACACAAGTAGTTGCTGCTAACGCAAATAAATAATATCAATATAAATAACTACAAAATGTTCAAAACGGCAAATATCGTAATGAAGCACTGTCATACGCTGTGACACGGAAGGCATCGTTGTAACCTTCAACATACACCATGTCGCCGGTGCTCACATTATTACAACCATATTCGTTTGTTCCGCTTTTTCCATTCACAATCACCGGTAATTTAATTGCGTTGTTTTTGTCACTGAGCGTATAAAACTGCCACTTGTCGCGGTTTGTGAATAAGGGGCGTCCAATCAAAGGAAGTATCGTCTCTTGTGAAGATGTCGAGGATGGAACGTTGCCGCTGCCACCGCTGCCACCACCACCACGTGTAAGAATACCAACTTGGCGATAGGTTGTATCCACCGAACGAGTTGGAACATTTACGCGAACGCCGCCGCCGCCGCCACCACCACCACCACCACCACCACCACCACCGTAAGCATCCATCCCGCCGTAATGGATGGTTTCAACACCGCCACGAATATCATAAACAGGTCGGGTTGCGCCGACTGAATTGTCGCGAAGAGGCGGCACATATGGGTTTAATAATACGTCTTGGTTTGACGAAGGACCGCCGATACCGAAATCTAACGAATCAGCTAATGGATCTGATGACGCAATCAATACTGGCCCAGTATGACCGTAGTGAGTGTGGGTGTGGGCGCCACGATGACCGAAAAAATAAGAATGCGCATAAATTCCGACAACAACTATAATCACCGCGAATATCACCAACGTGACATTTTCAAAACAAAGCACGCCAGGCGGGCATCTACGAGCCATAATATAAGTATTCAAATAAATAATAATATCAAACGCGATAAGCTTGTTATTATTATAACATTTTATTTATTATTTCATTTATTATTTCATTTATTATTTCATTATTATTTCATTTCGTTGAATACGAATTATAACATAAAGCATCTCATATTGTAATCAAATATAGAATATGGCATCCACCGAACAAAAACAAGAACAGTTCATCGCCGATTTAGTAAGCGTGATTATACCATCATATAACCGTTATGAATTGCTAAATCATTCCATCCGAAGTGTGCTCGCAAATACATATAAGAATGTCGAAGTCATCGTAATCAACGACTGTTCAACCGACAAACGATATTATTCCGGTGAGCTTGAAACGTATGAAAAAAACGACGGTTATTCATTTACCAGAGAATATGCGTGTGAAACATAACCTGTCTGCTGCACAAGGAATGACGCGCAACTATGGTATTGAAAAAGCGAGAGGAGAGTGGATCGCGTTTTTGGATGACGATGACTTTTATCTTGAAACAAAACTCGAAAAACAGTTAGAAATAATGAAAAAAGAAAATATTCTGTTTTCAACTACAAATATGTATATGATAAATCATCGTAGTATAACGATGGATAAATTGGATTTTACTATACTATCTTCACACCCAGAATATGATAATCGGATACTGAATCTCGATATGGTTCGTAAAGCCAATCATGTAGCAAATTCTACTGTCGTTATTCATCACTCGATCGTAAAAAAAACCGGCTTACAGCAAAACGTATGTGGGGCAGAGGATTGGGATTATTGGAAACGTGCTTTACAATATACGGATTGTTTGTATATTGGCGAGCCTTTTGTATATTATACTTGGACGATTCAAGAGAGAATGAATACGCGTTATTATTATTATTAGAAAGTATCAGATTTACTTTTTGCCTCCACCTGGCGTTGCGAACCCCTTCAACATCTCGGTAATTCCCTTGATTCCTCCGTTGCCTGTAAGTTGTCCCATAAAACTTTCGGCCGATTTCAACAAAGGACCCATTTCTTTCATGTTGTTCATCAGTTCTTTTTGTTGGTTCATGAGAGATTTCGTTTGGTCGGTCAAACCGCGAACTCCATCCTCACCAATAATAGTTTCAATATTGTCGTATGCTTGCTCTAGTGTAGATGCGTAGTCGATGCGGTTGGCTTCTTTGGCACGGTGCGCGTTTTCACCGTCGTCATCTCCGTGTTCTTCACCGTCATAGCTTGCGGGGGATAATGAAGCCATTCCTTGCTTGGTCTTCTTCGGCTTATCCGCCTTCTTTCCGTGTAATGTTGTGTTGGCTTCTTTTTCCTTTGATTCGCCCTTGTCTGTGTTTGATTTTGTTTTCTTCGACTCGTCTTCCTTCGCGTCTTCCTTCGCGTCTTCCTTCGCGTCTTCCTTCGCGTCGTCATCTCCTTCGCCAGAGTCATCCTTCTTCTTATTCTTATTCTTATTCTCCATTCCTTCCACGCCCTGCGAGCCTAACATTTCAAGAAGGAAAACGGTAGAAAATGCGGTCAATAAAATGATAATCATATTTTTACTAAAGTAGGATGTAACAAGTCCGATTAATGCCATGAGAACAACCGCATTCATGTTTCGGTTTGAAATATGGCGAACAATACTGAATAATACGGCAAATAAACTTGCGTATAATACAAACTTGTTCTGTAGAAAAGGGGTGTTGAACAATTTGCTGATGAACGATGACATAATATATATTAGAAATTTGCGAATGGTAATATATATTTTAAAATATTATAAAATTGATTCATATTTGAATCAAAATTGATTTATATATTCGGTTTATTCTCTGAAATCATTAAGGTTATATTGTATATGTCTCGCTATCAAATAGGGTTATGTCAAAAGTTCAATACGGCGGTTCATGGTTTTGACATACATTCAAGTTCGCCTGAAATAAAGGACCATTATATTTGTTTATACACGTTTGATTTCAACCTTTCAATGCGTTCAAATGAATTGTTTGAAACATCGCTGATTCTGTCGCGATTTTATAATGCGACAATTGAAATCATAGAACCGCTCACATTATATCCGGGTGAAGAGATGGTGGCGATTTATAAAACAATTTGGTTACGCATATTTCAAAGGATATGTCGAAAATGGTTGATTCAACGCAGGTTTTCGCGTTCAACCAAACTGTATGAGTTTCTTCTAAAACGGGAATACCGTTCCGTGGTTAAAATACCATTATGAAAGGTGCGTCGGCTTCGCCCGCTTCGTCTTCGTCTTCGTCTTCGCTATCGTCCGCTTCGACCGCTTCGTCTTCGTCGTCTTCATCCGCTTCGTCCGCTTCGTCGTCTTCGTCGGCTTCATCCGCTTCGTCGTCTTCGGCTTCGACTTCGTCTTCGCTATCTTCGTCTTCGCTATTATCGACTTCGTCTGCTTCGTCCGCTTCGACGTCGCTCTCCAGCTCCGTAACTTCGCTCTCCAGCTCCGTATCGTCGCTATTATCCGATTCGACGTCGCTCTCCAGCTCCATATCTTCGCTCTCCAGCTCTGTATCGTCGCTCTCCAGCTCTGTATCGTCGCTATCTTCAATCGAAGCAATCAGTTCATTCATCTTTTGAACCGTAACATCAATCACCGTATATACATTTGTTAGTTTGTCATAACTATTCCGCATTTTTTTCAATAATCGTCCAATACGCTTTTTATCTTTCAACAGTTCAGCTGTCATCGTATTTTTACGATGCGTGTCACGAATCATACCGTTGATGTGATTGTAGATTTCTTCTAAATAGGTGATTTGAGTTCGATGCTCATCCACCATCGTATCAAATAGTGATTTTGCCTTCAAATACACCGACAATAAATGTTGATTGTATTTCATATTGTGACGAAGTTCAAGCATTTTTTTGATGAGTTGAATTTTGGACTCTTTTTCACTTTTACGAAAATCATTGGTTGCGATGTCGCGATAAGCTAAAAAATCCGAATCGCCAAATTCTTCTTCTGCGTGTTCGTGTTCGTGTTCGTGTTCGTGTTCGTGTTTTTGAAGTTTCATCTTTGTATTACGCCTGTGCTATATTAGTGGTGTGTATTATATGTGTTTTATATGTGTATTATACGGTTAGAATAAAAACGGTGTTCAAACCTATTTATCTAACTTATTCCACCAACTACACGGTTTATGCCAAAAGTCGGTGTAAAAAATATCACCATCCGATAAAAATGCGGCAACATAACTGTATGAACTGGCGGATGTAAGCAGTATATCAGCTACTGTCATACCCACAAACGTATCTTCTGTATTATCATCCAGATGCATCATGACGTCTTTGCCAAGAATCGGATGCTCGTATAAATTCGCAAATTTCTCTGGTTGGCCTTGGGAATAGACGTGAAATTGTATCCGGTGATTCGGGTCATATTTCAAATAAGTGCCGCGTATTTTTAAAAGAGACTGAATATAATATTCATTTGTATATTCTTCGCCACCATTTGGTCGGGTATCATCGCAATTCGGGCGTCTCATATGAACCGCCAGATGATGTGTATAGGCCGACGACGCCGACCCAATGCGAAATAGACGCAATCTCTCGGCGTTTCGATTTTTATTCTGCCAATAATGCTCCTTGATTCGCATCATACTCTTGCTCTTCATACATGCGTCAATATTTCTTTCGATATAATTAAACACATCATAAAAGTCCGGCGTCAAAATGGAATTCCGAAGATCAATATCCATCGTTAGATAATTCACATAATGTGGTTTCATATTCATAAGTTCTTCCATCTTTTGATAAAAACATGGATCGCCGGTATAATTATGTGCGATTTTCGTTGGACTTTTATATACAAATACGGCGTCTTCGCACTCTTCTGCGTAAATACATGTCCAAATAAATCGCTGATATTGCGCACCGAATCCGTCCTCGAATGGTAGCGACGAAACATATTTTTGTATTTTTTGCGGCGTCGTGAGAGATGAGGATGATGACGATGATGATGTCGCTTCTTTGGCTGACGGCGCAATCTCGGTCGTCGGCGGCGCAACGAACTGACTCTCATCATTCAACTCATACGCATTCGGCAGCGTCTTGTCATTTCTTTCGGAAGTTAGACGCCCAATATGCCGGTTTGTGATTTGATTATAAAACCCCGACAAAAATCCGAGGCGCATCCATTGATTTGCGTAATCCATTTCAAAAAACTGATTCGGGGTATCATAATTTCCGACCGCAAGAATCGCTTCCACATCAATGATGGACGGACGAAAACTATAATGCGGCCAATAATGACAATTCGGATAGGTTATATCGGTATTCTCATTCACGACATTCTTGTGCTGATGAAGCGCCACCTCGTGTTTCATACGCCGTAATAAACGATGTCCTTGTATTTTGTAATCTTGAATCGTCTCGCCATAATTCCGGTTATACAAGATTTGCCGAACATTATAACCTGAATTTCGCGCATCTGTCATCATTTGTGTCGCTTTCTCAATATAACTACCCGGCGTATGAAAAAGGAAATCATCTTCCATATGAATCCAATACTCCGGGCGCAGTTCGTTCAGCTTATTCCATATGATTTTCATGCTTGGGCGATGCCCTTTTTCGGATGGGGATTTCATGTAATAATCAATCCAAGCATACATCGCTTTCATTTGTTGGCTGTCGGCCTCGCTCGAATTATCATCGACACAAAACCAGTAATCGATTTTATCAATATCATGCCACATGTTTAGAATTGAATTCACTGTTTGTTGAAACAAGTCGAGGCGCTTACACGTCGTAAAGGTAATCATGATTCGCGGAGAGATTCGGTTTCGTTTCACGATGACTTTTCTGGCTTGCTCGGTCATTTGAGTCACGGGTATATGCCTATCAATATAAGGAAGTTTCTCTAATGAACGTGAAAGATGAAATACTTCGCACGGAGGGATGACAGCGGAGGCAGCGGCGGCGGCGGCGTCGGTAGCCGACGTGACCGATACGACCTCACACGGAGCAACCAGCGAATCTTTCACTTTCGCAAAGAGACGATTCCATGTTTCGACATCGTCGTCGTTGAAGCTGTCATTTTTCGACGCAATAATCGAGAGAAAATGATCCACGACAAAAAATAACCGCAATAATTCGGGGTAGGATTCCTCTTCGAAAAAGTTTCGGTAGAACATGAAGTTGCTATACGTGGAAGTCATATAATGGAACGGCATAATATTGTGCCGAAGTATCGTCTTACAGCACTCATAGCCACTTCGTTTGTCAGAAATATAAAACGCGGAAATTGAATTGTTATACTCAATAAGGTCATTATATTTGTCGGTGGTGAGGAATAGTTTATTTTGCGGATATTTATTGTAATCTTTATACTTGTGATAAAGCGCATTCACCATTACATGATTTCCATCTGCGCGTAAGTTCTCCATTAATGTCGCGATACCTTCAATTCGTTCTTCGTCATATTCCATCGTTGCGCAGTAGTATTTCATCGAATTGTATTTGTCGGATTTTTTGTAATAGAGGTTGCCCAGACACAACGCACTATAATACTTTTCTTGGTTCCAGTTGTTTTGTGTAAGAACACGCTGATACCATTCAATCGCTTTATCGATATATAATGCTCCAGCGTCCATCCAACTTTGCGCGCAATAAAACGCGTATCTCTCGGCGAGTGTGCGGCCACTCTCGCTGCCAGTTGCCAGTTCTTCGCGATACCCGCGCTCCAGCACCTCCGCATCCTTGATGTATTTATTGGGGTCTTGACTACGACTCCCGACACGCCCCGACTCGACATAATAATTCCCGTGTATCGTTTGTGAGCTTTCTTCTTTATCAACACATGTAATATATTCATGAAGCACACCTACATAACGCCAGCGTTTTCGGTTATTCACAATCAGCGTCCGTAAATATACAAAGGATTCACCAAGCTTCAGTTGATATGCGTCATGGGTAAGCTCGCGTGGCATCCGAAAATCGCCGTGAATCGTATCATCGGCGTCAAATATGAAGAGGTAATCGGTTTTATTAAACGCCATTTGTAACGCGAGTGTGCGATTGAAGCCGAAATCACGCCATTCTACTTGTTCGATGTGTCCAGGAATGTTTTTTCGGCGGAAGAAATCGCGAATCAGTTCCATCGTATTATCGGTTGAACCTGTATCCGAGATGTAATACGCATCAAAATCGACATAACTCGTTAGGTTTTCAAGTGTTTTTATGATAATATGCGATTCGTTTTTTACAATCATATTGAGACATATGGTATAAGATTTAGACGGTCGGCTTTCGATTTCCGTGATTATCATAACGTTTATGTTATTACATTCTTTATATAGTTGTGTTTAGGTTAATTTATTTTACTGTTATAGAATAACATAGAATATCATAACATAGAATAACATATAATATTATAGCATATAATAGCATAGAATAGCACAGAATATTATGTCATTCACACGTTTTCATGATGACCCTGACCGAATTAAAAAACAGCTTCAACAATCGACCGATGTCGGCAGATATTGTTTGAATGTTCCCGGTCCAGGTGATAAACCACTTTACTACGAAGACCCCTATGTTCGCGCACAATTTTGGGCAGGTAATATCATGACCAACTCCGTCGATGTAGAAGCAGAATTGTTCGGTCTCTCGCGCCGTTTGAACCGTGATTCCGTCGAGAATTATCATCATGATGAACGCGCATCGGTTGCTACACGCACAAACGAAATGATACGATGCCCTACACGCGGTGGCAGTTCGGTTGAACAGACACGTGCCACACACCCCGCATGGATGCTGCGAGATGTCGAACAAGACAACTGGAAAATGCTTCATTTCGACCCTCAGGAAAATGTATTTATGCCGTTCTTTAACAACTTGAATACCCGTATTATCGAAAAGGACCGTTTTGTGTCGCAGACGACGGTTCCGGGTATATCCGATGACACATATTTCGCGGTCCATCCATCGAATCGTAATCCCGCAGTAGAAGGCATGGTTGGCGGGCGTTGTGATAATGAACGTGGTTTAGGCGTAGGCGGAGGCGTAGGCGGAGGCAGCAGCGATGGTATTCAAGCTGTCGGCGATATTCGTCAGTTTAGCGGAACGACTGCTCTGTTTTCATAATTGCGGCATGCAGGTTTATTCAATAATAATATTGTTATTATTATTATATGTAATAGAATAATATATATATTAATACCAGTAACATAGATATAACAAATGGCCGAAATCGCATTAATATTAGGCAGTCTCGGAGCAGCTTATATCGCATCCAATCGAAAATCCGGCGGAGTTGTGAGTGAAGGCTACCGTAATCCGAATGCGAATAACGCCAGATATTTGCCAAATATGAGTATTCCGATTACAAATTACCCGGTTGTTCGCCCCAATACCGGAACAAATGTGAATGAATATAAGAACCCGAATGCTCACACCGACAGATATTATGCGAATAATGTGGATTATGACAAGATGTCGGCGGGTGTCGCTGGTGGTGTCGGAGGTGTAGGCATTCTTCGCGGTATTGCTGAACGAGGACGCGACAATACGAATGATAAAAAGGACATCATTCCCAAAACGGGTGGAGCCAATGCTATCACCGGCGTGGTTGGAGCAGGTTTAGATACACAGTTTGGCGATAATTACAGCAAGGACGGGTTCATGTCCCTTACAGGCGCACAAATCGACCCTATGGCATTCACCCATAACAATATGGAGCCGTATTATGGCGCGAAAGTGCGTGGATTAGCGAGTGGTGCGAATATGCATGAGAACGTTCTCGATAATAAAGTCGGTGGAGGGTCGCAATACGTCAGTAAGACCGAACAGGCACCTCTTTTTCGCCCTCAAGAAAATATGCATCACCCGCATGGTATGCCAAACCAGAACGACTTTTATCAGTCACGCGTCCTCCCCAGTATGAAAATCGCGAATGTTAAGCCGTGGGAAGAAGTGCGGGTTGGACCAGGTTTAGACCAAGGATATAGCGCACAAGGAACGCTTGGATTCAATTCCGGAATGGAAGCGCGAGAGAAATGGATTGACCGCGGTGTGGATGAATTGCGTGTAAAGACGAATCCCAAGCTGTCATATTCTCTCGAAGGTCATCAAGGCCCTGCCGCTCATTATATCCAAACCGCGCCGACTACCGCGACTTTAGGACGAATGGAGAAGCATCTGCCGGATACATTCTTTGTGAATACACCGGACCGTTGGTTCACTACAACTGGTGCTGAGAAGGGTGAGACACAGCGTGCCATCGAAATGGACCGAGAGAGTAACCGTCAGACAACGACAACAGAATATTTTGGTGCGACTGCGCCCGCGGATGGAGGTAGTGCGATGTATGCTCCCAAGAATTTCGAAGATACGCGACGCCAGACCTATGATGGAAAGCCTATTATTAACCCGTATGCTGCGGAGAGAAATACCGCGACGGAGGCCGACTTTGGTCGTATGAGCTATAAATTTACGCATAACAACCGAACGACAGTGCGCCCCAACGAGATGGGTGGCATTCATGGAGCGCTGAAAGCGGTTGTTGCGCCCTTATTAGATGTTCTCAAGCCATCTCGTAAGGAGAATGTTGTAGGAAATGCGCGACTTTACGAGAACGCACGTATGCCGGTTCCTGCTGCGGTGACCGCGACATTCAATCCCGCCGACCGCGCACCTACCACAATTAAGGAAACAACGGTGGGGTTGGTCGGGTTTGATCACTTGAATGTGGAACGCCAGGCTGCTGCTGGTTATCTCATCTCTCAGAATACGCCGGTAGATACCGAACGCGCGACAACGAGCACCGATTATTTAGGAACGGCGGGTGGCGCAGCGACACGTATGGGAAATGGCCTTTACAACGCCGCGTATAACCAACGCAATAATGTGAATAAGACCTATAAGAATGTCACGAACCATGGGTCGATGTCTCTCTTCAACTCAAATACGAATGTTCAGATTGACCGCTTGGATGCCGACCGCGTGAATAACCGTGCGATGGTCATGACGAATGCCCCGTCATCGATTCCCAGTATTGATATTTATGGCAAGATGACGATGCCGCAGAGCTACGATGAATCGAAGTTGAACGAGAGAATCCAGCCGGATATATTAAACGCATTTAGACAGAACCCATACACGCATAGTCTTCAAACCTATTGATTCATGTGTAAGCGAGAGATAATTTTATAACATTATTATAGTTATAACATTATAAATATTATACTACATACATACCTACATACATACCTACATACATACCTACCTATCTACATACCTACCTACAATGAACATCCGTGAGTTATTCCAAGACAAATTCACGGTGATATTCTTCCTCGTGCTTGTATTATTGGTAAGTGTTTGGGTGTCGCGCACGTATCGAAATGGCGGATTTAGTCGTTGGATCGCGCCCTCCGAAGGATATGGCACCGGCGTGATTGAAGGACTCACGGTGAATGACCATGTTCGTTATTTGGGAGAAGTGCGAACACAGAGCAGTCACTCACCGACAAATACACAGGGGTCGCGAACGGATGGCTCGTTGCTAATCAATCAATGCTCCTATGTCAAAGACACGCCTACTATGTTTCGGTTTTTATTTACTACCACAGCGGAGTTACGCGGCGCAACCGGTGATGGCACGGGCGCCAACGCCGCAAAAGTCATTACAATCAAAGTTCCGACCTACTATATTCAGAATACTGATGCGACTGGTTTGTCTGTCGCGATGCGAGCTTATACCGGTCCTTTACCTGCGACAGTCGGCACATCCGCTGGAACTGGCTCGAATTTGGACACCGCCGAAAACAACCGTGGAATAACTGCGAGTGTAGCGGCGGATGGCCAGCCTGATGCCGGATATTTCGTGATTCGTTATACGATACAAACCGCGAATCCTATGGCCGCAGGAAAATACGCATTAGAACTTTCCGGATTGAAATGGAAGAATGCCGAAATCAACCCTGCGTCGGCTGCTACCGCACCTGGTACCGACCTCGCAAATGTATCTCTATCTAGCAGTGCTGAACCATCGAGCGTTTCACCGATTTTGGTTTTCGTCAATTTGTGGCCATCTGACGCCGCGAAACGGTTGCGTATTTTTGACAGCACCGCTTACGGAGGCGAGGCGGCATTCATCATGTGCCGCAAAATATCAACCGAAAGCCCGCAATTATCGCCGAATTACACCGGAACTGCGACAACATTTTCGATGACCATTATGCTTACAAACGCACTATCTTCCGGGGATATTTTCCTCGTTCAAGTGCCATATGTCACACGAACCGCGAATGTTGATTTGGGAATTTCATTCTCTTGGACGAACCCGACAACCCAGCTTCAAAGCACCTTATCCACGATTTCTGATGCGGGGGTTGTCACGTCGGATATCAATACGTATGGCGGCGGCGTGAATGTCGTGGCGTTTAGTGTTGGTGGTGCTTTGCCGAGAGATACACCAATCCGTCTCTCGATTGCGGGTCTTCAAACACCCGCTTCAAGAACATCGATTACACAGGCGAAAATCCGGACGTATAAGGGCACTCCTGCTCCATCTCTCGGCGGAACATTCAACGCCGTTGGCGGTGTGCTTGACCAAGGCGAGTTTAATCTTCCAGCGATTGAGGCGAGAGCTTCTACTGCGGTGAGCACCGGCACTCCTACGTCCTCCGGAACCGCGAGCGATGGCACCACTTACGTGACTGCGGCGGCATCATCCGTGCTTATTTCCGACGTGAAACGCCAGATGAACTGGGCAATCGAGGCACAGAAGGAATATGAAAGCGCGTATAAGGCGCTTCGTGCTGCTACAACCACGACCGCGAAAACGGAAGCCCAGCTGAAATATGATGTCGCGATTGCCCGCCGTAACCGCCTGATTGCGAGCCACCCCGATTCATGGTATGACGGTGCCAACTGGCGTTATGGTGATGACGGTCATGTGCGTAAATGCGCTGAACCATCAACTCTGTCGAGCAACGAAGGCAACTGCCAGAGTATTTATCGCCTGGATGCGAGCGGCAACGTCGTCAAATCCGCCGATGGCAACAATATTTTGCTGATGCGTAAATGCCCGTGGAAGTGTAACAATCCGGGAATGACGGGTTCGGATGCGTGCCGTATCGACGCCGACTGCTTGAAGGTGACGCGTTGGGCAACGTATTTGCCGGATGGAACGCAAATCGAGAAGAATCTACTTGCGAGCACACGCACAAGTTACGATGATATTGCGAGAGAAACGAGCGCGAGTGCGAGTGCGCTGGATGAGGACGATATTTACCGCCGCGGCATTACGCGCAATTTCCGCGGGTATGGTCGTCCAGGACGTATGCCGCCGGGACAAGGTCAAGGGCGCGGCCAGGGTCAATACCAATATCAAACCCCCGGATTATTCGGGTCGATTCGCGACGCTGCTGGAAATATTATTCGTACGATGGGCAACTGGATTGACCCGGATGATCCCGCAAGCAATCAACGCACCGACCGCCGTAACGCGTATTACTATGAAGATGGTTCGCCTGCGGCGACTGCCTACCTTGGTATGTATAATGGCCAAGGATATGAAGAGGAATCGCCATTTTATGCGGCCTCAAAACCCACGAACTATTACTATACCACGAATTATTATTACACGGACGGTGAGGCGGGTGGTGCTGGTGCCGCCAACGACGGAAAAAGCAACATGCCTGGAAAAATGTCGAATGTTCAGCCATATGACCAAATCATCAATTTCTAACGCCTATGCGTAAAATTGAATTAAACGATATGTTCTCATAATTACAACGATACCAACCATTTGTAATCATGACAGAGAATCTGGAATTACAAGATATTCATCATCATATCTACACGAAACTCGACGTGTTTATAAAAAACCGCAAAATCCCGAATATCATTTTTTATGGACCACACGGTTCTGGCAAAACATTTATTTTGAACCGATTTATTCACTCGATATACAACGGCGATAAAACCGCAATTAAAAACTACGTGATGCGAGCCAACTGTGCGCATGGAAAGGGCATCCGCTTTATTCGTGAAGAGTTGAAGTTTTTCGCGAAGACGAATATCGACATGAAAGAAGGCACGATTTTTAAGTCGGTGATATTGACAAACGCCGATAAATTGACGATTGACGCACAGTCGGCATTACGCAGGTGTATCGAACTCTTCAGTTCCTCTACGAGGTTCTTTATTATTGTCGAAAATAAAGATAGTCTATTGAAACCGATATTGTCGCGATTTTGCGATATCTATATTCCGCCACCGACGATTGCGATGACGGACGCGATGGGGGCGGCGACAACCCACAATATGACCGCCGTGAATCTTCATACCTACCTCGCAGATAAGGCGTGTAATACAAATAAAATATTGAAGTCGAGAGAAAGAACGCTTGCGGAGCTGATAACGATACACCCGAGTTTTTTACGGAGCGGTGCGGGCGGTGCCGACGACGACAACGGTGCCTTGACGACGCCGACATGTAAAGATTATGAAAAAATACTCGATTTATCGGTTTCTTTGTATGAGCAAGGCTATACCGGCATCGATATCATCGATTTTATACATACACACCCCGACATGATTGATATTCGTAGATACGAACTACTGATTATGTTTGACAAGGTTCGCAAAGAGTTTAGAAACGAGAAACTTTTGCTATTTTATTTTCTCCATTTTATTGTATTTCGTTCGAATCTGAGTTTAGAAAATATTTCATTTATGTAAAGTCGCGGTCAGTATAGTATAACAGAGCATTCACACCACACCACACCACACGACATTATACATACCATGGACGATTACTCGGTTACTTCTCTTTACGAATCCAAGAACGAATGGGCGTCTCGTCTCGTCAATATTCTCACGCCACTCATTCAAGAAGGCATACGCTCTATTTTTGACGAAGCGGTGAAGTTGTGCGTGGCGAACAAGGAGCAGGACAAATATTTGATGACGTTTCAGAATCTTCTCTCGAGAGTTCCGAAATGGAACCCCAATATTATCAAGGAAGAGACCTCGCGAATCAAGGAGCGCAGCACATGCGGGTATTTAGAGGATTTGATTACATGTGTTCATATTATTCATTTGAAGTGTATGACGGTCATGCGCGTGGGAAATAAACAGAAGAAGGTGGATATCAAGATACCGCAATTAGATGATTTCATTCATAAGATTTATGTGAATACCGCACGAAAGGTATATTCTAACGTTTATATCTTTGAGAGAGGGATTCAGCCACTTCACACCCAGCGCAACAATCGTGAGTTCGAGATTATTGTGAAGGAGTGTATTTATAATACGATTCGCGATAATATACCGGTGGAAGAGCTTATTAAGATGTATTTAGAAGATACGATTGAAGATGTAGTGGAGGTGACCGAAAACGAGGAAGTGATTCAGCAAGAGCCAATTTTCTCGGAAGAGGACGCCAATCTCTCGGCGAGGCGCCGCCAGCATCATGGAAGCACGCGCCGAAGACGTCATCGCGACAGGATTGGCGGCGATGGCGGGGATGGTGCCGAAGGTAGTGCCGATATGTCGTCGTCATCGGCGACACCCACAATCGACCAGCTTGACTTTGTAGGTGAATTGAATGGAAGTGCGAATGCAGTATCATCGGTAATGAATGAAACGGCGAATGAAAGCGGCGGCAGCAGCGGTGGAATTTCATTCGGAGAGAACCAAGTGCGAACCTTTGAAACAGATGCTTCCGAGAGAAAGAATGAATATATGACACATGACGATGACGACGCTGACGCCGACGACGAGGATATCGGGCGATTAAAGATTGGTGATGATATTCGATTGGATACACTCGATATTCATAGTCTAAACGATATACAGGAACTCAACGCACCGCCTTTATTGGACGATATTGAGGTGTTGGCGTAAGCGTCGGCGCACCACTTATAAAAATAGTCATATATTACAAACATGGCCGAAGCCGACGAAGATGAAGGAAAATGGTATGACAATATAGTTCTTATCGATATACTCATCTTCATTTTTTCTTTCGCATTTTTAGCAATCGCAGGTGTTGTCATGTATTTTTGTTATCCACCGGTGATGATGGCATTTCAGACGTCGTAAGTAAGTCGCGTATAAAAAGCAATAAATAATTGAATTTGTATGTATATACATCTTTTTAGAACTATATACATACGTCCATACGTCCCGTAAATAAAAATGTTCAATACGACGAAACTAGCAATCATCGGAGCCGCCGTCGGTATCGTGTATTTTTTGTTGAAATTCATAGAAATGCGGTTCGTCGATCATGATAACCAAAAACCGGTGAAGGTCCTTGTTCGCGATTCAATCGTTGTCTGTATCTCGTCGATTTTAGCCGTATTTATTTTGAATCAGTTTGAGAATATCGGAGTTGGGGGTGGCGGAAGCGGCGGAAGCAGCGGCGGTGTGCCGACTGTATTTGTTGATACACCTGGATTTTAATCCAAATGAAGGTCTTGTTCTGCTGCTGGTGCTGGTGCTGCTGCTGGTGCTGCTGGTGCTGGTGCTGGTTCGCCGCCTACGCCATCCGCAGTTACACCATGTTCATAATAATGTTTTCCAACCTTGTTCAAGTTTGATAACATCAGCCACCATGCTTGTGTATAAGAGTGTTCGATGTATTTCAACCCAGTGGATTCGGATGATGCGGATGATGCGGGTGTGTCGGCCCATTTCGCGCAAAATCGACGAACATACGGAGCCGCTATCGCATTCTTATACTGCGGCATCGCCGGAAAAAGGTGGTGCTCGATTTGAAAATTGAGATACCCCATCATCCACGACACCATGGGCGACTTCGTGGAAATATTCACCGTATGATGAAGCGCATATTCAAACCACAGCAGATGTTTGTCTTCGGGAATTACGCCTGTAAATGTATGCGACAGAGAGAAATGCCCGAATAAATAGATGAAATTCCAGAAATTCACCACCATCAATAGGAAGTAACACCATAAGATGCCGCCGCCGCCGTATCCGCCACCGCCGACGCCACCAGAATAGAATATCAGCGGTAGCGAGAGATGCGACGCCGTCATACATATCGCTTCAAATGCGGTCTCAAGATATACTTCTCTCGTTCGTGCCGCACATAAACGGTGAAAGACCTTCTTCGGATGAAGATAATACGTCCAAAATAAATGGACGAGAATGCCATTCACGACGGGCAAGAATGTCCATGCTTGAAGTCGCATCCACCACCGACTCATGAATCGCGCGCTCGCCTTTCCGTTTGTATTGTCTTCAAACGCACGGTCGAAAAAGGCGACAAGTGGTGTTGTATCCAAATCAATATCGTGCTTTACTTTCTGCGGTGTAGCGTGGTGTTTTTGATGCATCGAATTCCATACCGATGAACTAACACCGCCGCCGAACCCCAACGTGAATGTTTGGATGGCGCGGTCCAACGCACGGATTCCAGTGAAACTAAGATGGCCGCATTCATGTTGAACCCAGCCGCAACGCGTCTTAAATGCGATGAACGAGAGAATGGATGCGTAGATATTGTATGAAGCAAGCCATGTTCCTAGACCGAAGTAAAAGGCGATTTCGAGGAGGCGAAAATAGACATGGATATAATCGGGTTCAAAGCATCCTTGTTCAACGAGGGTGGCGCGCATCTCTCGGAAGTCGGCCGTCATTTCTTGCTGGCGAGGCGTGAGTTCGAGAGATTTGTTATCATCCGTTAAAACTGGGAGCGAACCCAGCATCTTTTTCGCCTTACTCGACCGATGATGAAACTCGTTGAATATTTCTGTCGCATCGGGCGAATTCTTCGCGTAGTTGATAATATTCCCGCCGGGGTGTTTGAAGTCAGTAATGTCGTAGGCGACACCGTTGATTTTGATTGTATCGCGTGACATCTACTTATATAGCCTTAATATATTCAAATACTTATTTTAACCGCGAACTTACATATAAACATAAAATTGATTCGTTATGTTTATATTGTATGGGATGACATGATTTCTTCGTTATCGTTATGCCTACCGCTACCGTCGTCGCCCCCGAATCTGTCGCTGTCGAATTGGAACGCTCTCCTGCCGCCGCGTCCGAAGAATACTGGCCTCTTACCATGGATGCGGTCGAATCATGCGACCTCTCGTATATAAATGACAGCTGGTCGGAAGACATGATTCGCGACGGAATGCGTGCGATTATTCGCGTCGGTCAATTACCCGAAATCAATCAGAAAGAAATAAACGTTTGGAAATATCTCTCGCAATACAGCCCGCCAGCCGACCGCGGTTTCATGTTCAGTTATGGTGATGACAAGGTTGTTACACTCGTCGGTGATAATATGGAGGTTGGTCATTCCGGATGCAGTATGGGATGGACCATGCGTAACATCGAATTCATCGCGAAGAATGGAGTTCCTACCCACCGAGAGATGATTCTCGAAAATCGGCGTCGGCGTGCCGAGTAGGAGAACAGAGAGTAAAGTATAATCGTATAAAGAAATACACGGGGCTATAATGCCTCACAATAACACGGCAATCTATCCACATCCATAAATAGGTGCGTATTTTTACCGTTTTTCAGGAATTTCGCAGCAAGTGCCGCATGTTTCTTGTATTTTTTATGCGTAATTTTGTATTCATCAAACAGCGGATTATGGATTTCGTTAGAGGGAATATGTCCATGAACCGACCGAGTAATCATCTTATACAATTTGAAATCGGGATATCTCTCCTCACCGCTCGATTTATAGAGGACGTTTCGGCCTTTGTCATCCGTCGTCCATTTTACAACCAGCTTAATAATGGGATCTGATTTACACAGTTTTTCCACCTTGCGCAGGTCATAAATGAAATAATCGAAGAGTGCGCATGCGAAACGGCACAAATCGAAACTATAATTCGGTTCCACCGTTGGTTTGTCGGGGTTGTAATATGGCGGGAAGTTGTATTGGGTTGCTGCGTCGCCTTTAAAATGAAAACTGTCGCTACAAATCAGCTCTCCGCGGAATTTGTATATGGCGCGGCCGAAGTCGATGATTTTGAAAATACGGCCATATGTCGGGACCTTGTAATACTGACCTTCGTAGTGATAGTAGATAAACTCTTCGGTGGTTTCAATAAACATAATATTATTTGTATGAAGGTCGTTATGTGTGAAACTGAACATCTTTTGATAAATGACAAGTGTCATAATGACCTGGAATAGCAGTGACGTCCATTCTTCTTTTGTCAGCTCATCTCGCATCATAATATGGTCGAGTGTATTCACGCATCTCTCGAGTAAAATGGCTTGAATTGGAAAATCATTTATTTTTACGATGATTTGTTCATCGTCGCTGTAGTTTGAATAGCTGCTGCCGTCGTCGCTTCCACTGCCGCCGCCCTCGCTGTCGCTCTCGTCACTTTCACTCGATTGCGTATCGTCGTCGTCATTGTCGTGATTGTCATTGTCGTTGTTGTCGTCCTCGTTGTTCGCCTTTGCTTCGGCGTCATCGATGCCATCGTCTTCGCCGTCAATCGTAGTATAAGATGAATTCGATTCTGATGTATTGCTTTCGCTGTCACTGTCGCTGTTGGCCGAATTACCACTACTCTTTTTTTTATTCGACTGTAATACTTGTTCCGATGGTTCCACGTCATCAAAGTTGATTTCAACCATGTGACGATCACCGTCGGTGTCGGCGGCGGTAGCAGTCAATGTCTCAATGCCAACGGCGTCGGTATTCGTCAGCGTTGTTGGCTCAAACTCAATCACATCTTCAAGAATTGTAATAGGGGTTTGTAAAACCGGGTTCAACTTATTTCGCAGTTTCAGCCACTTATTGTCGCGCATACTGGATTCATCGTCGCCAAACTGCGAATAATCAATCGTAAATCGCTGATTTTCGTATGTATTAAAAAAGGAACAATCCGCCAAATAATCAATATCATCGAATACATTCGTTGAAAACTCGCGTTGCTTACAAAGATAACTCCCATAATAATCCAATCCATGAACAATACCATGGGTATGAAGAGCTCGGCTTGTCAAATACGAAAAGAACCCATCCACATAAGATGAATTATTGGTGTTCAGCATCTTTTCTTCACAGTTTTCCGGTGTCGAATTATATTTAGGAAGCGATGTCTTAGGGGTTGATGTGGCGGGCGTCTCGTATTTCCCAGACAAATACCGTATGGGGTCCAATAGCGGCGAATATTTCACAAACATCGGGACATTCGTCGTATTGCCTGCGTCATCCCCAATTACAGTTTCTAAATGATTTAGAGAAGTAGCATCTCCGCCTATCGGATGCTCAATAATATTTTGTAAATAATACATTTGATTCAGTTGGATGCTATTGAAATTTGTTTCGTTGATATCAAAAAAACGGCTATAAATCGGGATATAATTCTGAATATCGTAAAGCTTTGCGGAATCGATTTTCTCCGGTGTATATTTGTGTTTGCGATAGTGAAGTTGGAATGTCGGTGTCAGTGTCGGTCTCGGTGTCGCCATTTTCCTAAATGAATAACGAATAACGAATAACGAATAACGAATAACGAATAACGAATAACGAATAACGAATAACGAATAACGAATAACGAATAACGAATAACGAATAACGAATAACGAATAACGAATAACGAATAATATGATTCTTCGATAGATGTTTTATATCGGTTTTAAACGGGAGCGGGCTTCGTATAATCCGTCGCAATAAAATATCTATCATTAGTATCACCAGGTTCGCCATGAATTTAGAGCTCGCAAAATTCGACATGAAGGCCATCAGCTTTCGCCCCGATGAAAATAAGGGACCCGTTATCGTTCTCATCGGGCGCCGTGATACCGGTAAAAGTTTCCTCGTTCAGGACTTGATGTTTCACCACCAAGATATTCCCATCGGAACCGTCATCTCAGGCACAGAGGCCGGCAACGGTTTCTTCGCAGCCCATGTCCCCAAACTATTCATCCATGATGCGTATAATACCGCCATTATCGAGAACATTCTCAAGCGCCAAAAAGCAGTCCTAAAACAAGTGAAAAAAGAAATGGATACGTATAAGAAGTCATCCATTGACCCAAGGACGTTCGTTGTATTGGATGATTGTTTGTATGATAACAAATGGACGAAGGACGTGATGATGCGCCTCCTCTTCATGAACGGGCGTCATTGGAAGATCATGCTAGTCATCACAATGCAATATCCATTGGGTATCCCTCCAAATCTCCGCACCAATATCGACTACGTTTTTATCCTCCGCGAGCCATATATTGCGAATCGTAAGCGAATCTACGACAATTATGCGGGCATGTTCCCCACTTTTGAGAGCTTTTGTCAGGTCATGGACCAGTGCACCGAGAATTATGAGTGTTTGGTCATCAATAATAACGCGAAATCGAACAAATTACAAGACCAAATCTTCTGGTATAAGGCACAACAGCACGGGCCATTCAAGCTCGGCAGTAAGGAGTTCTGGGAAATATCGAAGAATCTCGGTTCTGATGATGAAGGCGAGCAGTCATATGACCCTAATGCTGCGAAAAATAGCAAGGGACCGAAGATAAATGTGAAGAAGAGTAAGTGGTGAGGGAAAGTTGCTCTTCTTTTCGGAGGAGTAAGATGGCGAAATTAGCATTTCAACCCAATTTATGAAATCTTGCTCTCGGCGATATGAGAGCAAGATTTCAGTCTAACTAGTTTTCGAATATTGGTTTCGTATATTTATTTTCGCATCGCGAAAGCAACTTAAAGACATCCGTCTATACATAGTATAACATACGCTCATAACGATGTCCTCCGCTTCTTCTGCCTCCGCCGCCTCTTCGGCAACCCTCAATATTGTTGAACTCATCGAAAAAAACCCGATTACACGGTTGTCACAACAATACAACAATCTTCTCATTGCGAAACTTCAAGAAAACTTCAGCACATTCGAACAGCAATTGTTTGTTGCTAGCTTTTATTGTTACCTCAATTATGATAAGAATACAGATTTTGTAGTTGATTTAGATCACGTTTGGAAATGGTTAGGATTTAGTCAAAAGGCACACGTAAAACCGATGGTTGAAGCCAACTTCAAACTTGATGTTGATTATAAAATTGTCACTTCATCCGAAACAGATGAAGACCAACTACCTCATTCACCAAACAAATCCGGTTCCGACAAACCCAAAAAACACGGCGGCCACAACAAGCAAACCATCAAACTCACCATCCGATGCTTTAAACTTCTCTGCCTGAAAGCACAGACCAAGAAAGCCGGTGAAATCCACGAGTACTACGTGAGAATGGAAGAAACACTCCACCAAATCCTTGACACTGAGACCAGCGAACTCCGCGCCCAACTCGAACAATCCGCCGCCCAACTCGAACAATCCGCCGCCCAACTCGAACAAAAGAACGAAGTCATCAGCACCCTCAACCAAGCCACCATCACCCTGACCCAAGAAAAGAAACGCGCGGTCGAGAAAACGCTTATCACTCAGTTTCCTTTGAATACTCAAACCATTTATTTCGGCACCATCGACAACACCAACGCCGACAACGAAAAACTCATCAAATTCGGACAGACCAACGACCTCGCTACTCGCGTCGCACACCATCACAAGAAATACGATAATTTCATCCTCGCCGCAGCATTCAGAGTGGCAAATAGAACCGAAATCGAGAACTACATTAAAGCACACCCGAAAATCAAGCGCCAACTTCGCACGATTGAAGTCGGCGGTAAAAACAAAACCGAAATCATCGCATATGACAACACCAATTTCACAATTGCCCGCTTGACAAAACATATCGAGGATATTATTCACTCGAGAATGTATAATGTGGAAAATTTCAACAAACTGCTTCAACGCAATGAAGAATTGGAAGCCGAAAATGCGAAGCTTTCCAACGACCTCGAACAAAAGAACAAGACCATCCACGACCTCACACTCGCCAATAATGAACTCAAAGAGAAGACCGCGCAACAATCCCAAGCACTTCAAGTCGTCGCAAGCGAAAATGAATCTCCCTTCACCCAGCACATTCTTCTTCCTGAGAATGAAATGACGAAAAAGTTCGACGAGTTCGTCGCGACATGCTGTATCGTGCGTCCCGATGTGGAAGAAGAATCCGTAAATCTTGAAGGACGATTCCGTCTTTGGTCGCACACGAAACCAGCGAAAGAAACCTTCCACGCATTGAAACATTATATGGACGTGAAATTCAAACCTAAACGTATCGAACGTATTCACGGCTATCAGGGTATCAAGTTGAAGACGGTGGAATACAAGAAGGTTATCGCAACTGAAGCCGAAAATCCAGCACAGTTTAGTGTTGAAACCTTTATATTCGAGTGCTGTAAGTTCTCCGACCGCGGCAAAATCCTGAATTCTACACTTCTGAAAGAGTATCAGCAATGGAAAATCTCCGTGGGACAGACACCAAGCGAGACCGACATGAAGAACCTGAAGACCTATCTGAATGCGTGCCCGAACGCACTGAAGGCGACGATTTGGGCTGAAACAACGAGCAATGAAGGGTTTTACGGTCTCGCTCTGAAAGAGAGTTATTACACGATGACACAGGCAGTTATTCAAGGACAGGCCAACCCAGTGATTAGTGTCCAAATTTCAACCACCGGTAAGAAAGTCGAGAAACGCCTTGTCAATTCAAACCAAGTCTTGAAGACATGGGATACGATTGCCAAAGCAGCTGCTGCTGAAGGTTTCTCCACCGCCAAAATGAGCCGTAGTGTGAAAGACAAAACAGTCTTCAAAGATTATTATTACTGTGTCGCGCAGTCGGTGTAAGCCTCAACCTGACACAGTAATAATCTATTTTTGTTTTGAATGAAATAATTCAAATATTAATTCTCCGCATCCGCCTCCGCCTCCTTCACCGATGACAACCGCGACAATCCATGGTCATTCTTCTTATCCATGACAACATCATCACTCTCGAAAAGCTCCTTACGCATCTCCTCGACAGTCATCGAAAGAGACGATGAGTCATCACCGTCATTCCAGATACCGCCACCGACACTTGCAGTCGCCCCGCTGCTCGCACTGCTACCCTCCAAGTCCTTCGGCTTCGCATCCACCAACGTCTCGCCATCCTTCGCCAACATCTGCGTGAGTTTATTGCCACTCTCCTTCGCCAGCTTGATATTCTCCTGAATTGCCTTCGCCTTCGTCTCCTTCACACGCTTATCAAACTCGGTCTTCGCCTGCTCCTCGTTCTTCTTCTTCTCCGCCATCAACTGGTTCAAGGTCTCCTCCATGTATTCGACACGTCCTGTTTTATATGCGTCAGGGTGAAACGGCACCCACATTCCAACTGGTCCAACGAATACATCATGGTTTGGATCCACCTCGCGCAACATCTGGCAACGCAACTCGGCCTCCTTCTGAGAGCCAAAAACGCCGCGCACTTTCAATCCACGCACCGATGTCTGAAAGTTATGCTTTTCGTTGAACTCAGCTTCAAGGTCATCCTCGTGCTTGTCCAGAAAAGTCTTGTATTCATCGTAGATATTCGTTTTCTGAAGGATGTCCTTCTCTTCTTTAGCAAATTCCTGAAAATCAGCCGACATCTTGTCAAAACTGACATGGTATTTGAATGAAACGAAATTAAGGAACTGGATAAACTTCTCCATCGACTTCTGGTAGTCCCAATAATGAAGAAACTTCTGGAAAAAGAAATGGTCTTTCTGCTTCAAAATGTGTTCTGGTGAAACGAAAGAGAGGCACGCGAATTTCTGTCCAGCGATAGGCTTATCTTCCTCTAAAAGGTCGATGTATTTCGGATTTACGTCGCCAGTTTTAGTGTGTTTCAATTCAACACCGGATGGGGGAGGATACGAGGTCATGTTTCAATAATGAGTTCTGGAATTATAATATAGTATGACATAGTTGTTTAAGTGATTTAACGCATTTATTTCGTTTATTGAATATTTCATTTATTTTGTTTATTGAATATTTCATTTATCGCCATCGCCAATATTAATTTCTTATCAGTATTTATAATAAATCATCCAAATGTCCGGTGTTTTTGATTTAGGCGAACTCGTCAAGAGAACCATTAAGTATTTGGTGGAAGGTGTTATGGTCGCCATCGCCGCTTACGCCATCCCTAAACGCAGCCTGTCCTTCGATGAGGTCGCATTGATTGCCCTTACTGCCGCTGCCACCTTCAGCATCTTGGATACCTATGTTCCCAGCCTTGCTGTCTCTGCGAGAACTGGTGCTGGCTTCGGTATCGGTGCCAACCTCGTCGGCTTCCCCACACCTCTCCGCGTATAAATAACCACATCGCGCGACTATAA